GTACGGTTCAGATAAGTGGTTAGAAATAAAAACTTCATAGTCCACATACTTTTTTAAAGAGCGTAAATCGCTCTTTTTTTATGCTCAAAAATACGTTGATGCAACACTTCTTATATTACTATTAGCAAAACAAAAGGTGGTGATTTAGTGATACCAATTGTCGAGGAACTACTAGAAAACATAATCGAGACACAGCTTGCCTTAATTAAAGCTGACCCTAACATCATTGAAAAAATTTTTAATTATTCAAATTCAAACTACACAAAAGATTTCAAAGATTTTATTTCAAATAATGATATTGCTGTAATTAAGAATTTTCCGAGAACTACTCAGACATTCCCGTGTTATTGCATAATGCTTGGAGAAGAAAGCGAACGGCCTGAGTCCCTTGGAGATTACCTAGAAACTAGTTCGGATATTGTTGGAGAAACCAATATCTATCAGATATTACAAGATGAGAATAATGAGTTTTATATAGATACTGGTAAAGCCTTAACGGATGTGACTACTATCAACAACTTGACTAATGGAAAAGAAATTCAAGAGTGTGCTTTAGACGAAAGCGTTACTGGTCGGATTATCTTAAAAGAATACTCGGATCTAAATGATACAGTTGAAGCTACGTTTCATTACACACAAGAAGATATGGCGAAATCTGGAACTCTAATGGAATTTAGTTATAGGATTGAATGCTGGTCCGATAATAGCAATTTCGTTGTTTATATGTATCATCTCTTAAAGTTTATTATGCTGTACAAGCGACAGTTATTAATAGAAAGCGGAATAGTTACCCCTATACTACGTGGTACGGATTTAGAACCTGTTCCAGACTATATGCCAACCTTTGTTTTTAGAAGATCACTTCTTATACAAGGAGCTATAGAAAATTACTATGATAGCGAAGAAATTAAAAATGCATTCTACACCATTGATAATATTGTTCTTACTCAGCACTTGTATGAGCAGTAAGAAAACAACGAAAAGGAGATTTGATACTAATGGTTGCTAAAAGCAAATCAGATACCATGGCTACTAATATTGAGAAAAGTAAGAGACTTATTGGTTTAATCGAATTCCTGCATAGCACTGATCTACGAAGAGAAATGCAAGCAGGTTTTAAAGCATATACAAAAGACAAAAAGTACAGATCCAGGACAGAATGGAAAGAAAAGCTTTCGGAGTATAAGAACCGAGATTTAAAGGAGGGATAGGACATGTCAACTAATACTGGTGTTTACTTTAACGGAAAATGGATAGTTCATCCAGGAGCATATAGCATGATCGACTCAAGTAATATGAGTTCAATGAGCACAGAAAGTGATAAGATTGTAGCTTTAATTGGTACTTCTACTGGTGGTACCCCTGGAAAAATATTATGGTTTAACGACCCAACAAGTGCTAAAAAGGCATTAAAAGGTGGCTATCTTTTGAAAGCTGCTCAAAAGGCATGGGCTCCAAATAGTGGTTCTCAAGGAGCGTATACCATTGCATGTATACGTGCTAATCAAGCAATTCAATCAACTCTAAGTATAGGTGACACCACACCTGTTTCAGCAAGTATTGGAATTGCTAAAGCATCTGCTAATTCAAGTACTGCAACAATTGCTACCAGTGGAACTTATACTGGCACCTCTGATGTAAGTATTATACTGTCTATTGACTCTGCAAGTTCTTCAAACTTAGCAAATGTAACATTTAGCTGGAAATATAGTGATGGTGCCTACCAAGCGCAAAACGTAGCTATACCTACTGATGGTGTTACAACTTTAACTCTAGTTAATGGAATAAAATTAAGTTTTGGTGCAGGTCAATATGTAAAGGATAGTGTATGGACAATTACTGCAACAATAGCTAAAGATTCTACGACTGTAGGCTCAATAGTATCCGCTGATTATGGAGCTTTGACTAAAAAGATTCAAGTTAAACTTGAGGATGGTACAAGAACAGGTACAAAGATGTTTACCACTTATTACTCGTCTGATGCAGCATACGAAGTTTTTGATAATGTAGGCGCATGTTTCTACTTGCAATATGTTGGTTCTCAACAATACGCTGTTTTAAACATAGCTCACGATTCCAATGGTAACGCTACTACTTTAACTACTAAAATTGGTCAAGATTCTACCAATAGCATAGTTGACTTAGATATAGACTTAACAGATTCAAAGGTAAGTAGCATAAGAGACTTAGTTGACTATATTTCTCAATATGACAACTATGTATGTTCTGTTTACGCAGTAGTAAATTCTAATGTTGCATCAGCTAACTTAGATGAACTTAGCAACGTTTCTATAACTTCTCAATATTTAGCCTGTGCTTTATGGAAAGACTTAGAAGTTCAATTAAATAGCAATTCTAACTACGTTAATTTTACTCGTAACACTCTTATTTCAGGGCCTCCAAAAAACTTTGATTACACTAATTTAACTGGTGGTAGCGACGGAACAACTCCTTCAAGTTGGCTTAGCTACTTTGATTTATTAAGTGCTTATGACGTAAATTATGTGGTTCCTTTAACTGGTGATGATGCAATTATAGCAGAAGCTATTGAGAGTGTAAATACCGCAAGTAATGACTTGGGTAAGGAAAGAACGCTTAAGGTAGGTGGCTATATAGGTGAAACTATTGCAGTTACTCAATCAAGAGCCCTAAATTATAACTCTAGTAGAGTACAACTTGCATATCCAGGTTTCTATGATACTGATGAAAATGGTGAAACAGTACTTTATCCACCATTTGTAACTGCTGCTATGTTTGCGGGTCAAAATGCTTATTTAGGTATTGGAGAGTCTGCTACCTTTGACTATTTTAATGTAACTAGTTTAGAAAAGAATCTTAATGCTAGTGAAGTAAATACATTGATTAAGTCAGGTGTTGCCACTCTTGAGTACGTATTAAATAAAGGCTATAGGTTGGCTCAGGATATTACAACTTATACTACTGATTCAGTTTCCTTGTACTGTGAACGTTCTGTAAGAGACTTAGCGGATAGTTTAAATAAATCACTTAGAACTACTATCGAAACTAAAGTCATTGGTAAAAAAGGAACTACAACTAATGTAGCATCCGTTAAAAATTTAGTAATCAGCTTTTTACAACAAAAAGTGCGTGATGGTGTCATTGTTGCTTATAAAGGGGTGTCTGTAACTTATTCAAACAGGGTAATGTATATCGAATATTCTGTAGCACCAGTTGAACCTATTAATTTCGCACTAGTTACAGGTCACTTTTATACACCTGATACAATTACAGGTTAATCAAATAGAAAGGATGTGATTAAGCATGGCTACAGTCTTAAATCAAACAGTGCATTCAGGGCATACTATCTATCTTAAAATCTCCGGAATAATTGTAGGTAGAGCACAAGGTCTTAATGGTCGTAGAAGCTTTGGTACTCAAGGTGTATATGAAATTGGATCTATAATGCCACAAGAACATGTTAACTTAAGATATGAAGGTACAGCTACTCTAGATAGATTTCTTGTTAAGCAAGATACACTTGCTGATTTAAACATAGCTTCACTTGGTGAAGAAGTTTTAAAACAAGACGTAATTGATATAGAAGTATTTGATAAAACTACAGGAGATATAATCAGGGTTTACAGAGGATGCACAATATCAGACTACTCTGAAGTTATTAAAGTTAACGCTATCTGCGGAGAAAATGCCACATTCCAGTACTTAACTTGTTCGGATAATACAGATACAGATTCTAGTGATACTACTGGAGTTGTAGGCAATGGTGAATATGATAGTGTAAACTTATATAATACCTCTGCATCAAGCTAAGAAATTTTTGTGTTGGGAACTTAGATATTATTCATAAAGAACAATGAGCATTCTTTTTTTAGAGTGCTCATTTTAATTAGGAGGAATTTTATAATGAATGAAAAAAGAGAAGAAATTTTAGCAAGAGTAAAAGCAGCAACTGCTATATCTAATTCGCATAAAAAGGAATTTGAGTTTGATGTTAATATAAATGGGTATGAAGGACATTTCAAAGTTAAGCATCCTTCTTTAATGGATACAATGGATATAGGTGTGAGAAGGGCACATTTTCTAAATGGTGCAGATTCTAAATCTGTAGATGTTATGACAGATAATCTAACTTTTATGACAGCTACATTGTCTGTAGTAATCTTAGAGGCTCCAAAATGGTTTAATCTAGAAGTTTTAGATGACTATATGGTACTAAGTGCCATTTATGAGGAGTATAAGAACTGGAACGCTACCTTTCGTAGAGGAAATGAACAAAGTTCCAATACTGGAAGTAGCGAAACTTCCGCAAATGAGGGATCTTTGGAGCATAATGAGGATGTTCAAAATTCCAATAAATGATGAAAGAATACAAACTTTAACCAAAGAGCAAATAGACCTTATGCTTTATTCTAATATAGTTGATGATCCTGAAAAGCTAAGTAAGCTTGAAAACTATTTCTATGACCCAGACTTTGATGAAGAATTTAATAGTTTGGATGATACAAAATCTACTATTAAATCGGATATTTTTAATTTTAAAATAAGTAAACCTATAAAAAAGAAGGTTGAAATCAAAAAAGATGATGATGCAGATTATGAAGGTTTTTTGGAGGTGTAGATAAGTGGCTAACAATGATATTAGATTGAACGTTTCGGCTGATACTAGAGAAGCTGAGTCTGAATTAAAAAGATTAGAAGAGCAATTTGAAAAATTACAAAAGCTTAGTGGAACACCTTCAGGAGATGCTTCATCTTCTGTTAATTCCAGAGAAATAGATGAAGCCACTAAGAAATTTCAATCTTCATATAGTTCTCTAGTCAATTCTATGCAAAGCGGAATTGACAACTTAAAGAATGCTATGAATGAATATGATAGACAACTTGAACAGTCTCAATTAGCTTCAGATGCTAAAATGTCTCAAAGTATCCAGTCTCAGATTAACGCATTAGGAACTCAAAGGCAGCAATTTGAAGAAACTTTAAGGCAAGCTGATGAATTTCAAAGAAGACAGCAGCAAATGGCTGATAGTAGCAATTCTAATGCACTTGGGAATCATTCAAACCCAGGCATGGGTGGAATATACTCAGTTGGAAATGGAAATGGAAATAATGGTGGTGGAGGATACACAGGTCCAATACTTGATGGTATGCCATCCTCATTTAACCCTAATCGTAGTGCTGGTGGTGGATTTGGCGGAGGAAATAATGGTGGAGACGGAGGTGGAGGTAGCACTTCATCTCCTTCTTCAAATTCTGGTGGGAATGGTATATCTCTTTCTAGTTTGTTTGGTGGGTATATTGGAATTAGGGCTACAAGAAGTATATTCGGAGCATTAAACTCTGGCTACGATCTTATGGACCGAGATGAAAGAACCGCTTATAACGTAACTCAAAAAACTGGTGATTACGGTTCAGACTTCACACAAGCTAGAAAAGACATGGAAAACATAGGAAAAGAAACAGGGCGTACCATGAGTGAGGTAGCACAGGCGGCTTCCACTTATGAAACTATAGGAGGAGTCACAAATACAAAAAATAGTTTGCAGGATGTACAAGATATTGAAAAATTCTCTAGAGCTTATGCTGTAGACCAAAATCAAGTTGCTGCTGTTTCTGGTAATATGAATAAAATTGGTGCTACTTCAGAGGGCGAACAACAAAAATTTGCTAGTATGCTTGCTCAATCTATAAAAGAACAAGGAATGTCTGGAAGAGAGTCAGAACTTGTAGAATCTACTAACCAATTAGCTCAAAGTGTTGCTAGCGCAAAAACTACTGTAAACAGTACAGACTTAACCGGGCTTATGGCTATGCAAAATATGTTTGGAAGCATGTCACCACAACTCAGAGGTTCTCAAGGTGCTAGTGTACTTGGATCTATGAATAGTAATATTCAAAATGCAGATAATGGTATGCAAATATTACTAGGCAGAAATAGCGAGTTTACAGGACCTGAAGGTATGCTTCAACTTAGAAGGCAGCAAGAAAAAGGTATTTCAGACCCTCAAAATCTATCTAGAATTTTAACTAATTCAGAGAAACTAGCAGGTGGTAATAAGTCGTATCAAGAACTAATTCTAATGGATAAGCTTGGAATATCATCCTCTGTAGCTGATCAATTATTGAGCAAAGATAATTACAATGACTTAAAGTCAGGTAAAAAGGCTCAAAGTGAAATAGACAAAATAACTTCGTCTAATGGAGATGAAGATAGTAAATATGCTGACTACAAAAATTCTGATGTAAATAGAAGAGACACATATAAAGCTAATAAGGAGAATTCTTCTAAAGCTGTAGGAGATGTAGAAGATTCCATAGTGACTCCCTGGCAAAATACTTATGATTCTATGGGGATACCTGGTCAAATAGGAATGAACGCTATTTCTGGTGCAATGGGTATAGGAACATATTCCATGGTTGCTAAAGGTCTTGGAAAGCTTTTTAAAGGTGGCCTAGGCAATATATTTAAAGGTAAGGGTGGAGCAAGCGGTGAAGAATTTACCTCTGAAGCTTTTGATTTCGCTGGAGACATGGGTGCAACAGCTGAAGGTGCAGGAGCAGCTACAGAGGGTATTGGTAGCATTTTATCTAAAGCTGGAAGCGTTGCTACAAAAGGAGCTCCAATTATCTCAGGTTT